ATTCTTACGCCAAGAAGGGCATGGCTGCGGCTTAGAAGTCTGGAACAACGTCTGGCAAAAAGATGTCTTACGCCAAGAAGAAGAAAAAGTAATGGCGCACGGTAAGAAGCACGGTCTTTACGAGAATATACGCTTGAAGAAGGCTCGAATTAAAGCCGGGTCTAAAGAGCGCATGCGCAAGCCTGGCACTAAGGGTGCACCTACGGCTGCGGCGTTTAAGGCGGCTGCTAAGACGGCGAAGGGTAAGAAGCGTGGCGGGAAAGCGTAAGTCTGGCCCCAGCCTTAGCGTGGGACGCGGTGAGAAGCTCTCTGTGAAGCGTGGTGGCGGTCTGACGGCTAAGGGGCGCGCGAAGTACAACCGCGCAACTGGGAGCAATCTGAAGGCTCCTGCGCCCAACCCTAAGACCAAGAAGGATGCCGCGCGTAAGAAATCGTTTTGTGCGCGTTCTCAGGGTTGGACCGGGGAGCGCGGTAAGGCTGCGCGCAAGAGATGGAAGTGTTAGATGTCTATCGAGTATTATATCCCGCCAAACCTGCGGCGTCCTTTGCGGCGCGCATATAATCTTGGTTATCAGATTTTAGACAACGTCATTGGCTTTGATGACGAGTATGAAACCTCTGGCGAGCGCCTTGGGACTGCTTTGCGTACAGACCCGGTGAATACTGCGTCAGAGTTTGGCAAAAGTGCTTATCAGGGCGCGCGCCAGGGTTTGATGGATTTTGCAAACTCTCCAACGCAATTTGCCAGTGATTTGCTGGATAACACGATCTCGAACATTGGGGATGCCGGGTCGCGGCTTAGTGTGTCCGAGCTGACGCCATATTTGCCAGAGGGTGTATCAGAGAGCGCCGCAACGGGCCAGCAGTTGCGGGATGCTTACGGAACGATGTTGGGTGATGTCACAACGATTGGCTCACTGGTGCCTGCTACCAGGGGCGCTGCGGCGTTGGGTGGGCTGGCAACGGACGCTGGTGCGGAAATTAACAAGCGCTTCGGTGCGGATATTGCCGGACTTGGTCGTGCGGTTGCGGCTGGTGATTTGGAGCAAATAGGTGAGATTTTTGGTCCGGCAGGTCAAACGAGTGACTTGAGCGCTGCGGTTGTGCAGTCATCTTTGGGCGCGGATATTTTATTCCTAAAGGCAAAGAGTAACCCGCGTCTCAATCAGATCCTGATGGATTTTAACATAGACCCAAGCAACGCGGATGCGGCGCCTCTGCCCATAATTGACGCTGCGCTGGATAAGGCGGTCAATCAGAATGTTATAGACCCACGCGATGCGAATGCCTTGCTTGCGCGCTTTGCCGAGCGTGATCAAACGCCTGCTGGTGAGACAACACCATATTCACAAGTGGAGGTGATAGATCCCCGTGACTTAGTCGGCGCGAAGATTAGTCCAACGCCTGCTGATTTAACGCGCGCTGGCAGTTTTTACGAAGGTATAGACGCTGCAGGCACTACTCGGCGAACACCGTTCTTAGGTGGACCTCTGTTCCCTCTACAGCAGGCTTATAGAGATGCTGACGTTGCTTGGATGGTAGATAGTAAGTCAAAGGGGCAAACTAAGCTTAATAAAGATTCTGATTTTGTGGCGGTGACTGCAATGTCGCCAAAAGCCCATCAATCTAATGCTACGGTTGCTGATGCCTATATGGGTACATTAGAAGCGTATATTAAAGATGGTCGATTGCCTGAAGAAAGTATTAACCAGCTTAATAAAGTGGTAACTGAATTTGGCAAAAATACTGTAGATCCAGAGCTGCAAAGATTAAAAAACTTCGTTGGGTTTGATAGCCCATATTTCAATGAGTACATGCGAGGGTTAACTTTTCCTCAGCGAGAGGCTATCTCTAAGCTTATGACTGCGCCTAAAGTGCGTGACATTGGCGGTCCGAATTTTCAAAGAATTTTAGATAGCTCCATTCAGCCTGAGTTTGCAGGTAGTAATTTAGGCGACACGCTATTGTTGTTAGAGCTTAATAAAAAGGCTGGCCTTTTAGACGTAAACGAGTTGGGATTACCAGAGCATCCATCGTATAGTGTTGGCTTGCCAGGGCGGGTTGTTGGTCGATTTGAGAACCCAATGTCTCGCGGCTTACTTTTTTCTGACTTTGAAGCTGAATATTCTAACAGGCCGACAATTATGCGCTCGGATGGCACGCCAGACCCAGCACAAATGGCTTATGCATTTTCACGCGCATTGCCTACAACGGAAATTACGCCAGAGGGTGCGAGAAATATGCAAGAGGCAATGCAGTATTACAGCATTGAGCAACCATTGCAGGCTCAATTAATAGATCAAGCGTTGCAAAGTAACTGGAAAACGTCATTAAAACCATATGCGCAAGGAAAGGGCGAGGGAATATCGCCAATTGAGTATCAGCGCGCTTTAGAGAGAAATCCATCTTATCCCACGCTTGAGCCTTACACGGCGCAAGAAATCGCAAAGGGCGCGCGCGAAGGGAATTTTGAGGTTTTGCAATTAGGTCGCTCTGACATTTATTTTGGGTTAAAGAAAAATCCTGATTATACATGGATGAATGATGGCAAACCTGTGCCGGGCCTAAGTGATAATGAGGTCGATCTTGTTGGTGTTGTTAGCAACGAAATTGGTGCCAAGGGCGTAGCTTCTCCTGCAATTATGGGTAAGGCTATTGAAGAGGGTGCTTCTGTTCTTAACGCATTTGCAGTGCCTAGTGAGCGATACCCAGAAGGATTTTTGCCAAATGTGTATGGTGGGTATGGATTTGAGGAAATAAAACGTATACCATTTAGTAAGGAATTTTACATTGAAGAGCGTGGCGAAGCTGCTTACAGAGATCTTTTGCGTCAATGGCGTTCAGAAGGTTGGGATGAAAGCCAAGGCTTTCCAGACGTTGTTTTGATGAAATGGAGTGGCACAGATGAGCAAAGAGCAAACGCAAGCCAGCGAGTTTTTGACAAGAGTTTTGCAGGTTTTGGGTCAGGAGAAGACCTCGGCCCTCTCAGATCGGCAGGACAAAATCTTGAGTCAAGCGTTGAGGCGTCTTCTAAATCGCAAGTCGTCCAGTCAGATAACAGACGCCGAGATACTGGGGCAGTACGATCTGGTAGTGGATCATCTAAGTCCCAAGGCATACGAAGTGCGGTAGAAGAGCTTAGAAGCCTATCACCATTACAACGAAAAAATTTAGGTCTGCTTTCTTTTGATTATTAAGTAGGGCTGCTTGGCGTTTATTAACACCCGCCCCACCCTTCCCTCAAATTCTGTGTTTCACGCCTGCTGTGGTATTTTGACCATGTAAAGCAGGAGTGCACAAATGGCGATTACAACTTATGCTGAGCTGCAGGCGGCGGTTGGCGATTGGCTCAATAGAGTGGATTTAGATCAAAAGATACCTGACTTTATCAGGCTTGCAGAAAGCACATTGAATGATGTTTTGCGTCAAGCCGATATGGTTACACAATCAACGGGCATTACAATCACGTCTGGTCGTGCAGCTTTGCCGTCAGACGCTCTGGAGGTCGTTTATGCACAAGTTGGGAGCACAGAGGATGAACCTCTTGAACAAGTCAGCCCCCAGCAACTTACTATGCTACGCCGGACCAGAACGCGAGATGCAGGAAACCCACGATTTTTTGCAATTATTGGTCGGCAAATTGTTGTCACTCCTACCCCGTCAAGCGGCACGTTGGATATTGATTATTACCAGCGCATTCCGGCTTTGACGACATCCAACACGACCAACTGGCTGCTAGACGATGCGCCGCACGTTTACTTGTACACAAGCCTGCTGCACGCAACCCCGTTCTTGATGGACGATGCGCGTTATCAAGTGTTCCAAAACACCGTCAGCCAGCAAGTGATGGCGAGCGTGAAATCTCAACAAACGCTAAGTTTGGATGATGTGAAATCTGCAGGTTTTAGTCTTTCAACGCCTTCTGATCTCGCAGCGGCTGCAATGGACGCTAAGGCCGCTGTTTCCAACGCCGCAAACAATATGTGAGACACAGATGCCTAGCACCTATCAAGAGCTAAAAGACGCTGTACTGGCTTTCTCAAACAATCAAGTTATTGAGCAAAGCATAGACACGTTTATTGATCTGTGCGAGGCCGATATGTCGCGCCGTATTCGTCATTGGCGCATGGAAAAGCGGTCTAACGCTGATCTTGATACGCAATATACGTCCTTGCCGACTGACTTTTTGGCTCCAATTCGCATGTCTATTGTTAGCGGCGATACCTACATCATGGAGCCTGCGTCTACGCAGGAGATAATCACTCAGCGGCACAAGGGCGCGAACACAACGGGCAGACCAAGGCTTTACAACGTGCTTGATGGGTCTATTGAGGTTTGGCCTAGCCCAGATGCAACTTACACGCTTGAAATGGTATATTACGGGTCTGTTAATGCTCTGTCTTCAAGCAATACAAGCAACTGGATTTTGCAGTATTTCCCCGACACTTACCTTTATGGAACGCTTTTGCATGCCGCGCCATTTCTGGGGGAAGATCAGCGATTACCTGTTTGGTCTTCGCTCTATGACAAGGCGGTAGAAGCAATCAATCAGGACAGCCAAAACGCTAAATTTGGCGGGGCTGGACTACGCATGAAAATAAGGAGCTACTAATGGCAAGCATATCGGACTATGTGTTAGACGCGGCGCTTTCAAAGTTGGATACGGAGGCTAATCGCGTTGATATTTGTAGCGCTGAGCCAACCACCTACACGGCGGCGACTTCTACGAATACTCTTGGTAACTCAACAAGCATTAGTATTTCAGCGCCCACCAACGGTGACACGTCTGGTCGCAAGGTTACTCTGTCGGCTATTTCGGGCGCTTCCGTTACTGGTACTGGCACAGCTACACATTTTGCTATTTCAGACACAAGTAACTCACGCTTGCTTGCAACTGGTTCTTTGTCATCATCTCAGTCTGTAACATCTGGAAATGCATTCAGCTTAACAGCGGTTGATATAGAAATTCCTGATCCAGCATAAGAGTTAAGATATGGTCACTCTTGTTAATCGGGCAAAAATGTCCACCAGCACCACGGGTACTGGAACGATAACTTTGGGTTCTGCTGAAACTGGTTATCAGACTTTTGCTGATGCAGGGGTGGCTGATGGTGATGTGGTTCGTTATGTCATTGAGGACGGTAACGACTGGGAGATTGGCTCAGGCACTTACACAGCCACTGGGACAACCCTGTCACGCACGGTAGACGAAAGCTCTAACTCTGATGCTGCACTGAACTTAACTGGCTCTGCGGTGGTGTTTATCACGGCTGCGGCTGAGGATGTGTTTCAGGGTCAATACTTTGCAGAAGATGCTGACGCTCCACCTACGGCACCGTCTGCCACTGGCACTTATGCAGTCGCTATAGGTGATAACTCTACTGCATCAGGCATTCGTGCTACTGCAATTGGTGGGGCAACGTGTAGTGGCAATAGTGAAAGTATTGCGATTGGTTCAGGTGCTGTTTCGTCGGCGAACGTATCAACAGCAATTGGCCCAAATAGTGACGCAACATCCGCAGGTTCGCTTGCCGTTGGATATTCAGCGCAAGCCGTTACTGGCTCTTATGCAACAGCGGTATCAAGAGCATACGCCTCTGGCGCAGACGCTTTTGCAGCAGCCATAGCAAGCAACTCATCTACCTACGGTGCTACTGGCGCATATGGAGTTGCCATAGGCAGAAGTAACAAAGCTACAAGCACGTCCGCAGCAGCAATTGGTTCGTATAATACAGCTAGTGGCACTTACTCAACAGCGCTGGGTTCAAGCAGTACCGCATCAGGTACACGTTCATTTGCGGCTGGTTATATTGCAACGGCAAGTGCAGCAGATGCAGTTTCTATAGGCTTTACCACTACAGCTTCCCATGCAAACGCAATCGTCCTTGGCGATACAGCATCGTCATCAGCAACAAACGAAATCACACTAGGCAGCACCAGCGACACAGTGCGCATATCCTCTGCCTACACCCTGCCCACCTCAGACGGCACTAACGGTCAGGTGCTTACCACAGATGGCGCAGGTGCTGTTACGTTTGCGGATGCTGGTGGTGGTGCAGACTTATACGCTGCTAACGAAAGTAGCCCTTCAGCACAACCTTCTGCAACTGGAGTAAATGCAATTGCTATTGGGGATGATAGTTTAGCTAGTGGTCTTCGTAGTATGGCTGTTGGTTATAGTTCTACAGCAAGTGGACAAGATTCAGCCGCTTTAGGTAATGCAACGGCATCTGGGGGAAGTTCAGCGGCGGTTGGGTTTTATGCGGAAGCTAGTGGAGCAGGGGCTGTAAGTATAGGTTATAGTGCGGTAGCTAGTGGTACTTTTGCGGGATGTCTTGGTTTTAATGGAAGAGCTACAGCAAATAGTGCAGTTACGCTGGGTAATTCATACGCTTCTGGTGAGGACAGCCTCGCAGCAGCCATAGACAACAATACATCAAGCTATGGTGCTACTGGTGCTAATAGTATTGCGATGGGTGATCGCAGTAAAGCAACAGCGCAATATGCGATTGCAATGGGGTATCAGTGTCAAGCGACAAATACAGCAGGTGTTGCACTTGGCTATCAGGCTGAAGCGGGTCAGTATGCATTTGCTGTAGGTCAAGGTGCTATTGCTGAGGGACGTGGCTCGTTTGCATTTGGCTATGGTGCAAAAGCAGTTGAGCGTCACAAGTTTGCATTTTCTGGCCCGTGGTATGATAATGTCGGC